ACGATACCTCTGGTCTCACTATACTATGTTCAGCAACCATGTCATCTTTGTTTGAAATTGCCTTGTGTTCCTCATCCTTTTCATTTATTTCTTCTATAATATCCGTATCACTTTCTCTATTGGTCTCAATTTTCGTGTTTGAAACTATATCGTTCTGCCTGTCTCTTTCAATAACAACATCAACAGTATTTGAAACATCGCATTGAAGATTTTCAACAGTTACTTCGCTGTTAGTTAATGGCTCTTCTTCAACAACAGTGGAATCACTATCTTCATCAAGAACTTCAATCTCCGCTTTTTCAAAATTTTGTGGAACAGGGGCTTTATTTTCAGCAGCTGTATCCGGTGATGTGGTTTCCTTTGCTTCATTAGCTGAGATACCAAGCATATTTTTTATGATATCATCAGGTGACGCCTTGTCTTTCTCTCTTCTTAATACCGCCCTAAGCAATGATAAACGCATCTTAGTGTCCCTTATTTTTTCAATAAGCATACCTGGTTTCTTTCCGCGCAATTGCAGTTCCCTTAACGTCGCATTATAGGTATCAAGTTGATTTTCCAGCGTTACAATATCATCTTCCAGTGCTTTTATACTTATGGCTCCGTTATATGTGTAGCTTTCGGCGATTTCTTCAAAAATGTTCATATTTTGATATTTTTATCTAACTTAAAGATAGACTAAAAAACCACTAAGTCAATAAAAATGCTTTAACCAACTATTTATATTGTAAAAGTACTGAACACATGAAAAAGACAGTAAAGAAGAATATTTCCGAGATGAAAAACCTCGTTAAAAATATGCCTAAGACTATCAACGAAATTATTAGTTTTGAGGGCGATGATGCGGCACTTGAAGGCTACGACGATGAAGAAATGCCGGAAGAAGGACCGCTTGACGAGCCTGAGGCAGAAGAGGAGCCGGACCAGATTACAGCAAGTGAGCACGCAGCGCAACTTATTGATGATATCAGGAAAAAGGCGCTAAGGGCTATGGCTGACCTCGCCGATACACCTGAAGATGAAAATTACATCATGCTTAAAAAGGTTTGGCAGATGACCGATAGGAAGCCAGAACAACAGCAACAAAATCAAAACGGCCAAGCAGCAGCACCAGTTCAGGGCCAGCCAGGTGTTGTGCCTCAAAGATAAAAAATATTTGCCCACTATTTATTAAGAAAAATAAGAGAATAAGATTAGTAATACAATGAGTGACCTTCTTACTAAAATGCCCTTAACCTATGAACCGTTAAGGAAAAATAGATGGATACTTCGCTTCCCAGCAGACCTTGGAATACAGGAATGGACTCTTGAATCAGCAAAGAGACCGCAAATAAACCAGCCAGCAACTGAAATCCAGTTCATTAACACCTCTACTTACGTAGTTGGTCGTTATACCTGGGGTGAAATCAATGTTGTTTTCCGTGACCCTATCGGTCCTTCAACTTCCCAGGCAATCATGGAGTGGGTTCGTCTGACTTCTGAATCCGTAACCGGTCGTCAGGGATATGCTATCGGTTACAAGAGGGACCTTGAGCTTGAAATGCTTGACCCTACCGGAGCTGTTGTACAGAAGTGGATTCTTAAGAACTGCTTCCTTACGGATGTTGACTTTGGTGACCTTTCATACGGTGATGACGGTCTTGCTACTATTTCTGCAACCATCCGTCCTGACTACTGCATCCTCGCTTACTAATCAATATTTTATATCAAAAAAAAAGAGCACCCTAAGAGTGCTCTTTATTTTTTTTAGTCTATTATTGTCCAAACTTCAAGTAGTTTGTTAAACTCCTCGTATTTGATTGTTGTATATCCACCATCAGCAAAACTTTGACCCCAAGAATTCCTTATGATAAAGCCATTATCATTATATCCAACGATTGAAATTGCGTGATATCCATAAAATCCATCACCTGGCATTTTATTCCAAAACTCAGGTCTGTCGCTATAAACCGGAAGTGCTCCAACACAAGGCCCATTCATAACTAACGCGGACTTTAGTTGTAAAGAACTTTTAACCATTGCGTACTCTTTTATTTGTAGGTTTCCAGATTTTGATGTTACACCGTGATGGCGAAGATAATGAAAAGCCTCCTTAAAAGTCATCCCATCCCCATGATTTGTACGAATGTTGTAAATTTCGTGATAGTCAATTTTGTTATCTTTCTTGCTTCCAGTAGGCAAGTTCTCTCTCCAATTCAAATATGCTGAAATTGAGCAAGGTACACATATGGATTCAGTGCCCTGATTTAAAACACCTGGTAAAAACTTTCTAAATGAATATTTCCTTGGTAAATTATCAGAAAACGGCATTCCGGCTACTCCAAATACGTGTTCAGTACCATCAATTACAGAGGGTTCAAAACCGAATTTTACTTCTTTGTCAAACATAGCTATTCACTTACAACTTTTCTTTTTGAAACGGCATATATATCGCCTCTTGGGGTTACAATATAAATCATTTCATAATTATCATTCAATTCTTTAACATACATATACCTTACAATATATTGGTTTGTCTCGTAATCGGTATACGTTCTACAAGTCCACCCTTCAAACTTCATTGGTAATGTATCCGCAACACACATTGAATCAATTTGACACATTGTGTATTCGTATGTAGTCTGATACATATTCTGGGTTGAACCAAGTGTTGTTTCCGTGTTTTCCTTATCAGTCTTGTGGAAAATCTTGTTCAGAGTACCACAACCAGTGAAAGAAAACAGGAGTGAAAAGAAAATAATCAAACTTAGAATTTTATCTTTCATACTCTATCTATTTTCCTATAAATAGTTTTAAGTAACCATTAACAAAAAAATAGGAACCTATTCGGCTCCTATTTTTCTTAAAGAATGTTTCTTATTAGAGTGATTCATCAAACTCAACGCTTTCCGGATAGACTACGAAGCTGATGCTGATGTATTCCAACGCCGGAGTAGGCTTGATGAGAATCTTTGCAGGAAGGATGTGCTGGTCGCGTGTCTCCTCCGATGCGGTAATCATAGATACCCCTATTAGCCTTTACATCCTGGAGAATCGGCTCAACAACTGAACGGAATTGCTTTTCAAGCGTTACGTCGTACTGTTCAAAAATGAGCTGTCTTGCGGCCTGTGATACAAGCTTCTTGACGCGAATCATAAGTCTTGAAACATTGATTCTGTTACGAGGGGTCTCCTGATGATAGAGAGTCTTGTTACCCCAAACCTTAACACCGTCAACAGCGAAGGTCTTGATAGGGTTAATCATATTCTCATAGAGAGTATCCTCATCAAGAAGGGTTGTCTTGTAGTAAGCCCTTGCGCATTCAACTTCACCACGAGTGAGACCCGCAGGTGAGAACCAAGGGAATGAAACGTTATCTGTTGCTGCCATATCCCTTACAACGTCCTTAGTCGGAGGAAGGTCAATGTATCTCTTGTTGTCACCGTCCCAGTACTTGACCCAAGGCCAGTAAGTACAAGCATATGGGCTGTCAAGTTCGGTATCGTTTAAGAAATCAGCCACTTCGTCAGCCGTATAAGCATCAACTGTATCTGTGTACTGAGGAGCGGCCATAATATAAAGTGCGTCTCCGCCACGGCCATCCTCAGTGTCCTCAATAATATCAAGAGCATCTTCGCTAAGAAGACTCTGGTTATACCAGTTAATACCTGGAGTTGCAAAGAGGTTGATATCAACATCCTCAGGGTTTGCAAACTGCATGTAACCCGCAAGATATGCATAATAGTCGGTTGTGATAGCAATCTGAGGGAGGTGTAGGCTTACCATCGGGTCAAGGTCAAGCTTGTCGTTTCCACCGATTGGACGGAAAATTTCGTTAACTTCATAACCTTCGCCAGAACGACGGAGTTCATACTTGTTGCCCCTATATTCATTAGTGTTGGTTCTGTGGTCACGGTTGATATCCCATCCATCAAAACCACCATAAGGATAAACAGTAAACTTACGGAGGTTTACATCCTTATAGAGGCACTGGTCAAGATAGTCAGTAGGAAGAATACGAGGAATACGGTTATACCTATTCATCTGTATCGGGTCAACGGTTGTGAATACATAGCCAGACTCACCATCAACCTGTACGGTAGCACCAGTTTCAACAGAGAAGATTGAGTCAAGGTGAAAACCGTTGCTGATTCTTGTAGGGTCAGCGTCTCCGAGGTTATCGGAATAAGCATCAACGCCCTTGTAATTAAGTACGTCATAGTCAAGTACTTCGTCGTTAAGACCGAAATACTGCCTCTTCGGCTTGATTGTGTTGTCATAGACAGTATTATAGTTCATAGTGATACCACAATCTGTGCCATACTTAGGGATAGGATAACCAAGGAATCCACAAGGTACGCAGTCGTCAACACCTTCTTCATTGCTAAATTCAAGGGCAATGTATTTTGACTTGTTAGGGTAAGAGCCATCAATCGTACCAATTTTTAGACCGACAAAGTTTGACTCACCTTCAACCATTGAGCAATTCGTGAACTTCTCAAGAACAACCTGTGAATTATCGCTGTCGTAAAAGTCACGAACAACAACGTCAAACAATCCTTCTACCGGGCGTATCCTCTGGAATGAAACCTTAACCTGGTAATTAGCGGCATTACCGTCACTGATTGTATAAACCTTGAAGAGTTTCTTAACATCAATAGTTTCGGTGCTTGCAGCCTTAACCTCGGAAACAATCCAAGGTGTTACAGCACAACGATACGTTGAAATGTAATTCCAATAGTGGAACTCAGTTTTATTTTCACCATCGTAATTCTCCGGGCCATATAATCCATTAATCTGGTAAGGGAAAACAATTTCACCCTCGGTACCAGTACACTCTTCCTTACTGTTGTGAGATGCCTTATACGCTTCATCCCTGAGTGCTTTATATAAAGCCATATCATAAACAGCTTCAATGTATACCGGAGCTGAACCCATGAGCGGGTCTTCTGGGAAAATCTTATAGAGATAATCAGGGTCTGCAGGGTCCATTGATACATTGTATATTACCTCTGAGGTACCAGCCGTGCTTGAATCGTCCTTATATTTTATCTTAAGGGCGAATTTACCAAGGTCGACAGTTATATTGCAATCGTTATCATATGTGGCCACCGCCTGGGCTTCAATTGGTGTTCCTGCTGACTCAATTTTACAATTTGCATCATATGTTTTTCCTGTATATTTATCAATTGTAATATTTTCAACAATATCAATTGGGCCTTCGCTTAAATCAACGCAAATACCGGTTGCAGCACTTGAAGTATTATAGCGCTTTTTAGAGCGAAGAACAGCAACTGGCATATTAATATTGTCAGAAGACTCTCCTTCTTTTACTTTTTGAACCGGTTCAGTTGTCCTATCTTCATATTTGCAATCAGGCTTTGTCATTGCAGTATGTACGTGCTCTTCACCCTCCATTGGTTGTCCTTCATCGTCCAGGTCATACCATTCCCAGTATTTATTTGATGAAGTTGAATTATTTGTGCTGATAACCCAAGCCTTACCAGCCCAGTATCCTGAGAGACCGAGAACACGAACAACCTCAAGCTGTTTTGATTCAGCAAGATATGCCTTTGCTACATATGGAAGCTCGTATTTAGGGTAATTCGTTCCTTTGAACTTTATGGGTGAAGTCCCGCCGAAGTAGTCAATGAAATCATCCCAGCTCGCAATTGAAATTGGCTGGAATGCAGGGCCCTTAAGGGTCTCACCAGCTACGCCGAGGGTTGTGATACCCAAACTTTTAGTGGAATATTGTATGTCCCTTACCTCAGTGTACACACCAGGAGAAACATGACCACCTCTTGCATCGCTTATCATCTTAAACTAATCTTTTTTAACTTATTATTTTTCTATAAATAGTGTAAAAGACCCGAAAAAAAGAGCCCCCTACATTTTTATTCTTTCACTATGATTTCTTCTGTATATTGCTCTTCCTCCGGAGCTTCGTTTGATACAATATCTTCCCTTGTAAAGCCGTTCAATATTATCTGTGCTGGACGGCTTTCCCTCTTTTTGATAACCTTACATATCTTTATCTGGTCACCATTGTGAAATTCAAGGTCTTCCGGTATATTGCCATCGTAAGACTCACAAACAACATCTCCGTTCACTTTGATTTTGAAATACTTTGCATTTACTGAAAACGACCTGTCCGCCTTAATAGTGAAATCCATGTCCATAGTGAACGAGAGATTTAAATCGCATGGGTCAATAAATGCTTTGAGCGTAACGTCCCTGTAATAATATGGTTGGTCGTCTATACAATCATCCGTTTCCGTTAGTATTGTCTGCACTTCTGCTGGTTTATGAATGCCACCAACCTCAACATCTGCATGGCTTCCATCCCCTTCAAGGTCAAAACCAATGAATGCGAGTCTCGGAACTTCGTGTACAATGAAACTATCTTCTGGAATTATATATGCCCTAACTGTAATCGTATATGATTGTGAATAATACTGTCTGTCATCCAGGCTATATTCACTATCGTCACTTATATCATCAAGTTTCATTGAAATGTAGTGACCGTTCGGCCTGATATACACGTCAATAGCCTTAAATCTATCATTGACAAGTTGGTTGAAATTATTCAAAAGTTCATATTTGTTGGTAAATAAACTTACTTTGTAAATCAAATCAACACCGAAAGGCTGCTTCATACGATATTCAATGTAATATTCCCTGTTGTTCTTATCAGTTGCAACAAGTCTTTTCATTAACCACGTATGCTCTCCAGGGATATTCTTGCTTTCTCCGTTAATAGTACCACTTTTCGGGTTGTTTTCCCTGGATATTGCCTTGAAATTGAGTATCGGATTCTGGTTTTCATCTGTGAACTTCCAGGACTGCATATATTCACTGAACCTTTGGTTTGAAAAGAGTGTCATTGTCGGGAGTTTTTGTCCCTCATACGATATTTCAAGACTTTCCTCCACCCATTTCTTGAATTCACGGTCTATATCCTCGTAAGTCAATGGGTTAGGAAACGGACTACCATCCTTAAGCTCCTCTTTATCAAAGTTGAGCCTTAGTTCCTTCGGGTCTGGCTGATTGTCATAACCAATAAAGTTCTTAAAATTCCTGCTTCCCATAACTTTTAACCGTTGAATTCAATATTATCGGCCGGTGCTGCTTCTATTGTCCTGTAATATGGGGCAACACCATAAATTGTATTCTTATTTGCCGTCATTCCAACCCTTCCGTCATTTGTTACAGTGAAAAATTCCATTTGTTGGGGGGTTATTTGTACACCAACATAGTCACCTCGCTTTATGTCTATGTCAAGCTCATCAAAAGTTTTCAATAACACACTGAAAATCAGTTTTCCTGGCTTGGCATACATACCCTTCATCTTATTCTTCTCGTATGATTGAAGCTCAGCTTCCTGAATTTCATAGACACACGGAACTTCAACCGGCGGGAGGTAACGAATGGCATCCTTATCAGCTTCTTTGTAAATATCGTTCACCTTAGTCTTTGAAAGGTCTACTTGATACAATATAACAGTCTGGTTTGCATCTTGTTCCAGATATTCCATTGCGAACTCCATTTCAAGATTGTATTCATCTCGTCCAAAAAACTTATGATTCCTCTTGATTGGAGTTTTTCTTTTCAGTTTCGTATTGTCAAACTGTAATTCC